TTCTCACCAATATCTATTGAGAATATTGATGTTGATGGAAAACCTTATATTAAGATGGAGTTTATGGCACCTAACTTCATAATGTCTACGTCTGTAATAGATAGTGCAGACCCAGTATTTACAATGTTGGAAGATTGGCCTGTCAGAGCAAACTTCCCATTCTACGTTAATAAAGATGAGGCTCTGCAAATTATCACAAAGTCTCTTGAGACAACTGGAACAAAACTAGGCATGTTCCCAAATAGGTATTCGTCATTATTAGCTGTATGTTCTAGAGATGAGTCTGGGAAGATTGAAAGTAGACATGTGGAAAACATAAAAGTTACTAAGTGGGTAGGACTAATCGATGCTAGTTCTATTTACAATAATAACTTGTCTAGAATTATGGGTGGTTACTTTAACCAAGGTCTTGCTGTTGGTATCTTAGAAGAACATCCAGAAAAGACAGAATTAGAAAAAGTATTAAGGAGATAATATGGAAGGAAGATTCTCATTTGATGATATGCACTTAGAAGGTGCGAATATATCAAACAAGGAGAAAGAGGATGGGTCATTTGACGTCATCTTAGGAGCATATGACGTATTTAGTAGTGAAGGTGCATTCTATGTCATGTCACAAGGCGTTAGAGATGTATACTCATCCTCAGGTCAGTATGGTGGTAGTGTATCTATGGGTGGTGTATCGTCAGAGGTGCTACACCCAACAATGAAACATACAGAAACAATTGAAGAGTTTACCGATAGATTTAAGAGTATTGACCACAGTAATGCTTGTTGTAAGATAAATAAAGTATCTGTAGATGTAACACCTACAAAAGTAGCTTTCCAAGACGTTCCAGTCTATTTAGTCAGAGGAAACATAACCCCATTAGATAACGATGCTGGGAAAACACTTAGAAGTGACTTAAAGGACAACACAACAGATGTTGCATTCAGCGTGCGTGGGTTTAGCCATAGGACTAGAGTAAATGGTATCCTATATAAAGAGGCATATCACATCGTAACGCATGATAGAGTCCCTAGGCCTGGAATTCCTGTTGCTAGGCAAAGCCAATGGTTAAACTTTGATGTTGAAAGTAGTGAGAGAGTAGTTACAGATGAAGAGGCACTGAAGCTAATGGATTATTGTAGAAGTAAGATTAACTCTGATACGGAGTCAGAGAGTAGTATCTCATATTACGAAGGAATTTTAGGTGTTATCACTGGATGTGATGATGATAGTTGTATATTCAACGCATATTAACTGTATGGCTCATATGAGCCATACAGGGTGATTTTTTCTTTGACTTATAGAACATAAAGGAGATATTATGTCAACAGAATATAGACTACCACAGTTTGAATACGACCCACTAACTGAATACATATCTATGAAAGAGACACCAACATTAACAGATGACGAACTACTTAATGGTAGCCTTATTGTTGATTTAGATAACCTAACAGACGACACAGAAGATTTATCTAGACAAGCATACTTTAAGAATGTTGCAGATACAGAATTCATGGATAGTAGTTTGGGTGGACATATAGCGTTAGGTATGCCATATGCGTTTACACGACATGCTGATGTGCCTAGGATGGGAATACTTGCAGGAAGGCAAGATTATGTAAAGAATAAGTATGCGTTGAACTTAGGGATGTCTAGAGCATACGCTGAAATGTTTCAAATCAATTCAAAGTCTAGAATCCTTGTACTAGAGTTTGGAAAACCTAAATTTCGTAGTATGTTTGCCTTCTTTAGTGGCAGTGTTGATTTTGGTAAAGCAATTATAGCAAATGAAGGTAGAACAACATTCTGGTATAACTTAGGGCTTACTGCAGGTACTGTTGGTGCATTCTTAACTATGCCTGCGTTGAGTGCGATATACTTTATATCAAAGTTGATTAATAAGATAATTCCTTTTACAGACGATAGATATTATACATTTAAGCCAGATATGCACAACTACTTACAAACTGCAAACACGATACTAACGCAATTTCAAATAGAACGTGGCTTGGTGAAGTCATCGTTTGACCCAACAAAGACAAAGGAATCAACAAACAGATATGGTGTGAATGTTAACATAGATACATCATACATCGAAGAGTTTGCAAACTTAATGCCTGACGTATATCATAAAGATTATGGGCTAGATATATATAAGATTATTGCACGACCACAACTCATCATGAACAACCTATTGAAACAGGAAGAGGATATCTTAAATAGTGGCAAGAGTCACGTTATTATTGCGCAGAACCCAAATCTAGATGGTTTTAAAGAAGCGATTGATAAACTAACAAGTATAGGGAGTATGAAGAAGAATGTAGACAAAGATGGTAGAGAGGTCGTAGATAGTAGTCAAGTGCCAACGTCATTAGATGCTGGAGAAATAGACGAGTATAAAGATGCTGATAGTAATGGTCAGAAGAAGATACTCCCACATGACTTAGATGCTTGGTCTAGTGATTTTAAAGATTATATGGACGTTGTTAAACATTACGGAATGGAGAATATATCTTTATACGTCGATTATACTGGACCATCTGAAATTTCATTCACAAATGAGGTAGGGGATATTCCTGCTAAGAGTGTTATTAATAATATTGGCTCTGCATCAAGAGATGTTAGATTCTCATTATCTGGTGGAAATATAATAAATGACTTTGTAGATGAAGCCGGTAAAGCAGTTAGAGATATTGCTGCAGGAACACTGAATGGTGCTACGTTTGGTTTGTCTAACGTTATTATGGGATTAATAGGTGGAGGATACCTGTCATTTCCAAAAATGCATAAAGGAAGTAGTGTCACTTTACCATCCCATAACTTTAAGATTCGTTTGGGTGGTCCATATGGAAATCCTTTATCCTTATCTATGGATATTGATGTGATTAGCTCATTGTTATTTGCATCCGTATTGCCACTAAGTACAGGTAATGCATCATATACATCACCACCACTATGTAGGGCGTTTATGAGGGGTGTGTTGGATATTGACTTTGGGATGGTGACATCGTTATCCTATAAAGCAGGGGATGGTGCTGGACGTAATATGTACGGACAACCTCTCGAAGTAGAAATTTCATTTACGATTACTGACTTTAGTGATGTGGCTACGGCACCTGTTAACAATGGAATTCTTGGAGTGTTCGGAGGAGAAATAAATGACCAAGACGTGTTAGCAAAATTCATTAGGAGTATGGGTGGTAGGAGCTACAGTAACTCACGTTATATTGTGAAAGGGGCACTATATAAATTGGCAGCTATTGAGAAACAATTAAACGACATACAAAACCCAGCTAAGTGGGCAACAATGATAGGTGATTCTATTATTGGCGATATTGCGAAGATTGGAGAGGTCAAAAACTCAGTTACAAAACTGTTTGAGTAGTGTGCGTGTGCACACTACTCAAATGCAATATGTTAATGTGTCAGACAACTGTCCTGGTTCTAAAGACTCAACTTCTAAAGACGATACACCTTTACGTTTTGTTCCCTTAAATGAAGTTGACGCATAATATGAGGTGTTGTCAAAGCTACTATCGAGTACTGCTATTGAAGACTCTAATTTGTTAAATTCTTCAGGAGAGATATCTAACTCCTCATTACTCTCACTAGCCATTAAATCCCCCCTATCAACTATATTCGTTCTTGTTCCAGTTCTTAGATTCACTGGCTGTTGTGTTTGTGTAATTCCATTCCCGTCATACATAGCAAGTAGTGTTTTAGATAGTCCTGAATTAGTGTTCCCGTATAACCTCCCTGCAGATGTTGAAGCTATGTCGTTTATTGTATTCGTAGTATTTGTTATGTCTATAGGACCACTAGACGCAACAATAAATATCTTTGGTATTGTATTCGCAAATAACCTATCTACAGAATTCTCCTTTGTCGTTATTATATTATTATACTCAGCTATCTTTTCATCGTATGCTATCAGCTTACTATTGTCTATTGTTGGTTTATACTCATCATCTTCTTCGTCGTAATAATACTCTGGAACATCTTTAACGAGTGCTCTCTCGTCCACTAGCACATCTCTCGCTTCAATAACTTCAGTTATATCTGGAGTACTCTTATATAAATCTAATGTTGTTGAGAAAGTATTTTCATACCCACTACAAGCTAACGCTATGAGTAATGATGATAGTGCAAAAGACTCCAACGAATTCTTTGTATAATCACTTGAATCTAAATCTATACACGCATCTTTAAATAAATTCAATAAGTCATTTCTTAAGTCTGCAGGCAGTCCAAATCCAAATAGTCCATTATCAACCAAGTCAAATATAAACTCTAACAACTTGTTAATCCCCAGAGCATCAAATATTTTATTCAAGTTTAACCAAGCCAGCAGCTCATTAAGCATTCCAAGAAGCTTATTTGCAAATGTGGTTATCTCTCCAACGATATTCTCTATTGCGGTAATTAAATCCTTAATTCCTGGTAGTTCTGACACAAACTTTGATGCTTCGCTCTTGTTTAAGTAAGAACCAACATCAAACTTATCTTCCATTCCTTTTAAGTCATCTCTTATCTTATTTGTTCCTAAATCTATAGCCATAGTATATCCTTTTACTATTATAATCACTTAATCATATTATCGCCTTATTACTAAAAGTCTTTTGTATATTATTTAGATGTAGTAATACGTATTACTAACTACATAAATTTAAAGGGGACATAATGTCTGCATTAGAAGAAAGACCAGAAGTTAAAGAAGTTGCACCAGCAACAAAAGAGTTTAAGTTTGAAGAGGCTAAAGTTTCAGACATGAACAAAGAGGGAAGCGTCACCGTATCCCTAACAAAAGAGTCAGGTTACATGGCTCAAGCCGCTAATCCTGAGGAGTCGAAGAGAGTACTCGCTGAAATTGGTGAATATCAAAAACAAGCAAATACGTGGGCAAAGAAGAGAGCAGTAGAGGCACTTAAAGGAGATAAAAAGATTCAAAAGGTGAGAGTAAAAACACCAGCAGGGTCTAAAGACGAAAAACTTTTAAGTGTGTCAGTGACTGCTGTACGTGAGAGACAATTGGGACCAGATAACAAAGGTCCATATATTGCATCAGCAATCAACTCATCTGCATTCGCTGACAAGAGCGAAATGAAGTCACTACGTGAGAGACTAGCCGCAGGACTAAAGTAGTCAATTACCACTACGCAGATGCGTAGTGGTAATCTTTCTTTTTTATTTCCAAGCTTCTTCGTGGAATCCGAATTGCTGACTCAATGCTCTATCAATATCAGAGTTGTTGATAAACGCAGGAATTACATCAGGGTTTACAGCAACATTTGATAAGTTGTCAAGTGCGTATTGTGCTACAATTCTAACAGCTTCATTTGATTTATCAATTGAAGTAAACGGCATACTGAATTCAGATATAGTTCTATCTGTCCCTCTCTCTTCTCTAGAAGAAACGTTCTCTGGGAATTCCATAGGCATCATATTACCACATAGAGATGCTTCAACAACGTTCTTCATCCAAGCATCTGGTTGAACATATAACATTGTACAAGTAAAGTAGATGTTTGATAACAATTTACCCTTCTCAACATATCCAGGTTTAATATCTAGTGCATCTAAGATGTTTGTTTGTGATTCAGGGTCCATCGCACCGTACACCATAATCATCTCAAAGAGTTTCTCAATAGCTTTACCTTTCTTCTCAACATAGTCGTGAACTGGAGCTGAACGTTCACGTTTTGCACCTGTAACTTGTTGATGAATTTGCGAAGCACCAATCTTATGTTCACCAAACGTATAAGATAGTTTTCTATTTAACCCACTAATCTTTTTTGGTGCGATTGTCATTACGTTAATAAAGTGGTTTCTAAGTTTATTTCCTAGTGCTTCATCTGCAAGAATGTCAAATATCTTTGGTGTCCTTACAACGAACGGAATTATGTCATAGTTTATATGTGCCTCATTCGCAAAGTACTCCTCATAATATTTACCATCGAACTCTCTTGTTAAGTTTGGCACAAGTCCGTTCATATGACCGTAATCTAAGTTTGCAATTGGTGAGGTTGTTTCCTCACCAAGAACGCCAGCTGACTCTATTTCATTTACAATTTGCATCTAGTCTCCTTTTTATACTTTTCTAAGTGCTAAGATACCACTTGTTAATACAGTAAACATATTTGGTGCAAACATCTTCACATTTGCTGTAACTGCATAACCAGCACTCATATCACGAGGTGTTTTGAATACATCAACAGCAGGAATGATAATATTTCCAAACTTATCGTTAAGCTTAGTTGTAATCTTCTCATTCATCTTATCTACTTGTTGTGTAGGTGTTGATGTCATATCACCTTGACGCTCTCTGTGTGCTTCATCAAGCATCTTCTCAATGTAACAGATAGCCACTGCAGTGTACCACCCATTAAGCACTGACGTGTCGTCAGGATAGATTGTTTGCATTTGTGGGTATCTTACATTTAGTTTATCTGCTGCATCAACCCAGATGATTCCAGCATCCCAAGCTTTTGTTTTAAGGCTTCTTGGCATATATCTAGGTGTTACGTCTACAAGATACTCAACAATGTTTCCTTCATCACATGAGAATTCATATGTCGTATTCCATTTACTTCCTCTAAACATTTTAATGTTCTTTAATGCGAAGTCATACGATAGTGGCACTCTATATCTAAAGAAACCACGTTTCTCTAATCCAGACCCAATGACTATAGCTGTTCTAACTGTTGGAGTGTTATACTCTGCTGACTCAATAGACATTGCTAACATAGCCTCTAATAGTGCACCTACAGAGATATGTTCTTCAGTAGTCATATCTTTATTATCAATATTCACTTCATACGTTGAAGCAATGAGTCTTACATCTGTTCGGTAAGAATTAAAAATACCTAACTTCATTTTCGTATCTAATGAGTATCCTGTATCCACAAACTCAGATATGGTAGATAGTGCCAAATGTGTTTGTGCAGCATCTTGGTCTGCATACTTAGCGAGTCTACGTAGTAGGTCTTCTTCGTGTGCTACCTTATATGTTTCAGGATTATCAACAATATTCTGACCATCTTCTCCACCTTGTAAGAATAAAGATGTATCTTTAGTAAAGTTAACTTGTGGTCCAGAGTAAGCTGAAATCTCGTCATTAAGAACCAAGTTATCAGAACGTCTCGTATTCTCCATTGGTGCACCACTAGAATATCTACAATCTAAGAAGTTTAAGATGTATGGTACAGCTTTAGCTTCTGCTATTGCTTCTTCTGATTCAAACTCTGTAAAGTCAGACCAAGGAAGGATTGTCCCATCAAAGTTTTCAGCTTCAAACGTTAAGATATCTTCAAAGAGTTGTTTAAACTGTGTTCTATGGTAAATCACGTCAGAGATAATTGGTGCAGAGAACTCATAATCAGGATTTGTCAAGTTAGAGAATTTCTTAGCAAAGATATCTTCTAATGTAGTTGTTTGTCCTGTTACTGGGTGTGTCGCATTAGGATCAAATGTTACTTTGTATCCTTCTCCAGCATCTCTAGTCTTGATGATTACTTCTTTACCAGACTCTTTGTCTACAAGACCAATAAAGAATCCCATATTCCTAGCATCTGTCATCATATCAACATCAGCATCTTCACCAACGAGTGGGTATAATTTAACACCAACGTTGTTGTAGTAACTTCCGTGTGCTACGGCAGGAATTGTCATAATTGGAATTACTTTACCATCAACTGTCTCATCACCTTTAGTAATTGAATCAGTGTAAGTTTTAGAAGTTAGTGTTGCTAATTCTTCATCAGACACAAACCTTGCTGTCATTTGGTAATATTGAGCCTTAACTTTATCTTCATCAGCAACAGTATCATCTACTTTCCACTCACCATTTTCCCAAATACCCATACCATTATCATCTCTAAGAATAGGATAAGAGTCAGCTAGGTCACTCTCTGTCTTTGTTAAGAAGATTGTGATATTGGCAATACCGTTTGAAGGGTTAACTTCTGGGTCAACTGGAACATACTCTGCTCTCATAACCGTAGCTTGACAAGCCAAACCTATTGCGTCTAGTGCCAATAAACTCTGATGATTGAAAAACTTAGAGAGTGGATTTACTGCATCAATCCCATAAGTAGCGTTGAATTCGCCACCAACAACATCCATCTCATCATACATCCCTTTAGGAGTATTCAAAAAGAATAATGGTTGACAATGGACTGTCTTCTTCTCTGCTGGGAACAACTTTACTGCTGACCCGTCTGCTGTGCCGTTTGCGTAGTGTGCCGGAGCACCATTTACATATTGCATATTTGTCCTTTTTTATTTACTATTTAAATTGTTAACATTTTAAACGTGAGCTATACTCAGATAAAAAATATCTGAGTATGACTATTATTTAAAGATAATTTGTTCTGTTTCATTCTTTAGTAGGAAAGAGCCATTTGGCAACTTTAAAATCCTATCTATATGTTCTATTGTATTTTCAAACTCTGTTAGTTCATCATTATTAATATCATAAACTAATATTCTCCTGTTCTCTTTTACGAATAGGACAATTCCGTTGTTTGCTGTGGTGAATATTGCTAACTCCCTGTCTTTTACATCATCATCATAGCCTTTTAGGATTTGGTATTGTCCACTTCCAATAGTATATTGTATAAACCCATCAACATTACCAGCAATACAAATCTTATTGTCGTTTGACGTAACATATAAATTATCACCAATGTTTGATGTTTCTATCACTTCTTCTAGTGCGTCTACAGTACCAGCGGTGTTTATTGTTGCCATGTAGTATGAGTCACCATCTTCCTTAATCCCATACATAGTATCATCATAATGAGAATATGTTACATTTGATACAATGGAATCAACTGTTGTTTCAAACACCTTTGTTGCTCTGTATAGTGTTGGGTCTACTTTAAATCTTGTTATCACCATATCGTCATCTTTACTTGTGAAGTTAAATAATACTTCAAAGTTACTTATTGTAATTACTTCAATAGGTTTATCAAAGTCTGGTTCATTATCTAAAGTATATGTTGTTTCATAATATGTCCCATTTGTATTATAGAACTTTATTGCAAACTTATCTTTATCTATCGGAACAAAACACTTGTTATTCTGCAGATGTGTATAGTTACCATCATTCTCTAGGATATCAAAGTTTGATTCTTGGAATGTTCCGTAAACATATGCGTCATCTTTAAACTCAGTATATTTTGATATCGTCTTAACATTAAATTCATCTCTATTTGGTTCACCGTCAATGTATGAATGGACCACTAATCTATAAGACATATCGTAATTTAAAAACTCTTCTGGTATTTCCAACAGATTACCTTGATAAACTATCTTTGCACCTACAATAAGTTCTATTCTGTTAAGCTCGAAGTCTTTATCTGTAACTAACAATGGTTTGTACGGCAATGTTGGAATGATAACATTATTCTTAAGAGAGCAGATATTAACTTTAAGATTAACCTCAGCATACCCAAATTGCGACATTGAGCCATACACATCAGAATGTGATGCTTTAATAACTAACTTAGTACCGCCTTCAGGAATTACACTAGATTGTAGAGTGAACGAATATCCCTCTACAGAGAATGCACTCACAACTACACCATCTACAAATGCTACTACGGTAGTCTCCTTAAATATCGCATCGACAGGACGAATTGAGTTTGTTGTTATTGATATTTCTCCACCAGTACTCAGTGCGTTTGCTGTTACTTTTAACACTGGACTCTCTAATGATACCACATTATCAACTGGGTATATATCTATTACATCGTATTGTGTAATTGGCATCTTCAATGTCTCTTCAGTAGTGTCGTCATCAAAGTTTCTAACTGCAACAACGAAGTACGTCTCTCCTTCCGGTATTGATATATCTTTATCTAATACCTCCTTATATACTTCACTATCCTCAATTGACCATAAAGCTTTACTCTTATCCTTAGTGTCTGAATCTTCAAACATATACCAAGATGTAGTATCGTGTGTTTTATCACCAACGTATCGTTTTAATCCTATTAACATAGATTATCCTTTCATCATTATGATGTTTTCTTTTCTTAAGTCATATACAACAGAGTAGTCATCTGGTGTACCATCTATCTCTTTTAATGTATTTAATGTTCCAGTTTTTAACTCAAATGACTTTATAGCAATATATGAATCTTCATCTATTCCGTATACAATATTAACCCCAGTGTGTGTTGGGTAGATAAATAAATCATCTACATTCTTATCAGAATATTGATACTTTGTTTCTGTATCAGAAGTGTGATAGAACTCTCCTGACTTATTAAAGACAAAGTATCCTTCGTCTAATGGAGATACGTGTGTTGCGTTATCTATTTCATCATAGTCCCCGTCTAGTTCTGTTGTGTCACCACTATCTAAGTTTAGTACGTATACCTTATCACCATCTTTATAATGTACTTCTTTCTTATGTATTGCAATGTTAACAGCCAATGGTAGTGTATAGGTTGCAATAGCAGATAACTCAACAATATCTCTAGTGTGTATAGCAACTAACTCGTTATCCGTATTCACATACGTTATTAGTAATTCTCTATCACTAACATAATACACACAGAAGTTAGAACTGTATGAATCTAACAGAATTACATCTTCTTTCTTTAGTGTTGTTCCATCACTGGTAATCTTATAAATATCAATATAGTCATCAGAATTCTTCTCTAGTATATGTGAGTCTTCCATATGTTGTTGATTCATTGTTTCTGGAGATATCCCTGTTAACTCAGTAACTGTTGGGTTTAGTGTCAACTCTCTCACATACTCCATCCTCGGTGCTAACACTCTAATCTTCTCTCTTTGTATTTCAGTTCCGTTGAACCCACCAACTGCTTTAAATACAACATTCAAGAACTTATAATCAGAAAGAATTGACTTATCTATGTATACCCCATCGTGATACACAGTAAAGTCTGTAAGTAAATCTCCTTTTAATGTCTCTACTGCATAATATAATGTCCCTTCATAATACCCTGTGTTCAATATTCCAAGAACAGCATTCTCATCTTTATAGACGTCATATTCACTCAGTGTGATATTGATATGTGGTTCTTCTAACACAACGAGTTCTCTGCCCCACACATCTTCCACAGTATCTGCAAACTCATATCTAACGCAGAATACTAATGCACTATACTGCGTTGCATTTGGTAACGGTATACTGATATCATATTTATTGTCTTTATCATACATTCTTGAATAGATAACATTTCCATTTGTGTCCTCTACCTTATAACTTGTTGATGTATGTTCATCTGTTTCAAAGTAGAATATTGGGTGGTTTATATTTACTAATGCTCCTGACTTATCATCACGCATCTTTACATTTACCGTTGGCGCATAGACAAAGTTATTCACCAATGCTTTCTTAAAATGCTTAGTAATTACAATTATGTTTGTTGGATACTCCTTATCGTTACTACCATTCAACACTGCTTTCACATAGAGCGTTGTATCTTCGTAGAAATCATATTCAAACTCTTTTACATAGATATCATCAGAGTCTTCTTCAGTTGGCAATGCTTCATCCGAGAAGTCTGCCTTTGTACTATAATACCAATCAGCACTATCTATAGAGACCCCATCTGGTAGTGGGATATCTGATATATTAACTATCTTTTTCATATTAACCTCCTAGTGTTAACGGGAACGCGTATGGGAACCCTTCATGTTGTGTACAATCAAACGTGTACGTTTTTGTCTTAACTCCACCTATTGTCAACGTAACTTCTAACCTACCCTCGGCAATTAACTCTGGGTCGATGTCATTTCCATCTGAGTCCTTGAGTGTCATACTAATCTTCTCAATATACACTTCGTCATCTAATGATTCAAAGTATTTCTCCAATTCATCTCCGTGAGATTGATTACCGTAGAATACCCAATCTGTTGCTGTCCATTCTCCGTCAATCACATATATATCTATTTCATCTATTGATGCTCTCATAATCCAACCTTGTGTTTCTTTGCCAATTCATTAATGCGTTCTTCAATATTTAAACTAAATACGTCTGACTTTTTTAATTTTGATTTCAATAATTTTAATCTATGGTTTAACTTAAATACCATCACCCTATTAGAAGTAGTCTCCATTAAGTCAACAATACTATTTATCTCGTCAATGATTATTTTCTTCTTTGCTCTCTCCTTCATATCTTCACGTTCATCAACCATCTCCTCATCTGATATATCGACATTACTAAGTATTAGATTTGGGTTAAACCCATAGTGTTTTAGGTTCTTAGCCCTAGTTAAGAACCAATAGGTTAACATGTATGCAAATACCAAGTCATCGTGTTCCCCACTCTTATGGTCTATCCTACCATCCTTCACCTCTAGCTTAATCATTTGGTATACTAAATTTCTATCAAACGTAGAATCCCCAGTGTACTTGATAGACTCCATTAATACGTCAGAGTATAACATTGTTCTTGACGACCTTCCAGAACCCATTGTGACAAATCCAAACTTCTTTTTATTCATAACGTAGAACTCTGCTGGGTTTGACCTACCGTTTCCTCTTATGAGTTCATTATACTCTTTAGGTCTAGACTTGTGGTCATCGACCACCCAGTTAAATACCCTATTGAATATGTTATGTCCACTAGCACGGAATAGTGACTCTAAGTGGTCTAGTATACCCATTGCTGAACTGTGTCGTTCAATAATCATCACCGACCTAGCATATTCCATCATAAACCAAAACATAAATTCACCAAACGCATTTAATGAAATCATATTATACTTCCCTTTTGCTATGGTTGCACCTGTGATTGGGTCTCTAGCGTGGAATCCAATATCATCATCTCCAAATGCATTTGATGTATCTAGACCGAATATGAAAGGTTTATTCTTATATGCTAACTTCTCAGCATCTGGGACATACCATTCTATCGTCATCCCTTGTGGAGAAATTTGAAGACTGTCTGGCTCTCTAATAGATGACTCTAATCGCTTAATAATCTTCTTATCTAGTGCAGAAGATACTTTACCTCTAGACCACAATAATAGATAATCTGCAGCAGCACGTTCACCTTTTGCTAGTGCTTTAGCCATCTTCTCTTTTAACCATTCGTCACTATATCCCAACTTTCTATGGTTCATCTCAATAAGAACAATAGAACCAGCAGAGACTTTCTTTACCACCTCATGCAATGTATGTTCATCTTGTGAATCGAATAGTTCCTCGTTGAAGTAATATGCCTTAGAATATATGTTATCGTAGACATACTCTCCAGTAGGGTCATCTAGGAACCCTGCTGTGGTGTAGAACATTGTTCCATATGGTTGTCCTGCGTCACGTGCTGTATCTCTAGCGGCGTCCATTGATGGTAGCAACGCACTAAGCGTAATACTCAAGTTTGATATAAAGCATATCTCATCCACGCCAACAGTTGGTGCTGTTAACCCTCTACCAATCTTAAATGCTCCAGTCTCTGTCATCTGTGCAACGTTTGTGTTTAACTTAGTGTCCCTAACACCAACATTAATATATTCGTTATTGTTAGAATCTTTCTTATTTCTAAAGTTCATCCATTCTGGTATTAATGATATAATCTTCTTAACCCTATCAACGTTCTCAACACGAAGTTTATTATCTTTTGTTAATAACTCTATTGTGTAATTGAATGTGCCATACTCTATTAGCCAAACATAGAGTTGGTCTGTAGACAATGATTTACCTGTTTGTCTAGCTTGAATTAACAGTGTGGTTAAGTGTGTAAAGTAACACCAATAGAGAGCAACATTGGCTCTGTTTAATCTAAACCTAGGTGGTTCAATTGAACCCTTAGCTGGAACTCTAGCTACTTCTCTAAAATAGTACCATGGATTATTTGCCAACTCATCATGTATTAAATCTTTAATGTTCCTTGGCAAGTTATCATCGTGTGGGTCAATTCCCTGTAATTCTGGATTGTGTAATGCGAGTATAAACTGCCAATTATCAACACCCATTCGCTTATAGATAAATGCTGTCTTTAGTGCACTTGCGTTTGTTGTCTTATAATCAACAATAGCACCTTTGTGCTTCTTCCAATCATTTTTAAATAAAATCATAATGTTCCTTTTATACATATCAGATAATTTTTGATAGGTTTAATGAACAAAATAGAAAGGTTTTATATGTTAATCACACCACAAGAGACAACATTAGGCTCCTTGTCTGTATACGACAAGACAAGATTGAGAGAAGCGTTATTAGGAAATGGAGATATCTCATACGGAATAAACGGAAAACATACGTTTAGGATTATTACTGGGAGAACACACTTAGAAGAGGAACTGCCTGTATTTAGTTACCCATACCTATTGGACAATAACATCATTATTGATGAAAGACCATATACAAAAGATAAAACAAAATACGAACTGTCGGAAGTGTTAAATTTAAGACTCCCGTTTGACATCCCGTTGGTATCAGGAATATTACTAGATAAAGGTGACTTAGGTGAGTTTAGACAATTCTATATAAAGACTATGCAGATACTAATTGGTGGTAAGTTGAAGAATACGTTAAACTTATCTGTTGCTGATAGTTTAATTCTAAATAATATCATTGCAGTATATGCTACAAACATCATTAGTGATTACAATAACATTGATGCATGTGTTGGAGTGGCTCAAGCTAATGTGATTGGTGAAACACTACACGAGAATGACATTAAAGAGTATATCGGTGGGCAACCACTAAACAATATACATGACTTGTGCGTCATACTATCAGGAATTGAGGATGGCTCTAGGAACTTGCGTGCAATCAATCCGGAGGTGGTAAACGATGCAGTTGGTAGCTTAGTATTCCAAACACATCGTTTGGCATTGTTAATCGGTATTGAATCTCCATATAGCTTACTATCTATTATCTTCTCTTATTTGGATAATCCGTTATACAAGAAGACCGGTATTGTATTCTCATTAGGGATATTTAAATCTGCATTAGGAATTGACCAATTCAACACAAAGATGAAGACACTACTAAAACACTACAAAGTAGATAACTTATTCTAATACTATGCCACGTCTGTGGCATAGTATTATGTTTATATATTATTACTGTGTAAATAAAACCATAAGGATAATGAATGGATAGGTTAGATGCAATAAGAGAAGAGTTTAGAGGAATCATATCAAAGAGCAATAATATAAGTAAAGCACCTATGTGTGATACTTGTGATAAAGACTACTGTTGCACAAATAG